GGGTAAGGCATCACATCCTCCCTGGTGCGATTCGGAAATCAGCCAATGCAGGGTCGTTGACCATGCGCTTGACGTGCTCGGGGTTCTTCATCCACTCGCGGAAGGTGATCCCGTTCACGTTGCAGTAGTGCTCGATCAGCACGGCGGGAAAGCTCGCCATGAGCTTCATGTCCTTTTCGCCGTGGTGGCCTTCGTTGTGCCGGGCGATGCAGTAGTCGCGGATGTCGCCGACGTACTGTTCCCGCACCACTTGCGCGCCGTCGTCGGTTTCGACCCAGCGGCCGTGCACGTCGCCGTCTTGCGGCGCAAAGATCGTGTGTGTTGCCATGTCGGTGCCTATGTGAATGAGGCCCCACCTTGCGGCAGGGCCTCTCCCGGCTTACGCGTTCAGGTCGCGGATTGCGGCCATGCCGCGCTCTTCGCGCAGCTGCAAGGCCCACTCGCTCTCGATCATGAAGTTGCGAGCGCTGCCGATGCGGGCCAGCTCCTCGCTCTTCATGTCGCGCAGCATCGCCACCGCGGCCAGCTCGTCATCCACGAGGTACATGTCGCGCGTGCGCACCATGTTGCGGTTCGGCACGATCTTGAAGTCGCCGAAGTCGCTCCCGTAGATGTCATACGCCGCCTGCAGCTTCTTGTCCTCGCCCTTGATGAACTTCGTGCCGTTGCCGGTGAAGCCAGCCGAGATGACCTGCTTGTGCGACGGCGTCACCATCAGCATCGACGGGTTGCCGCCGTTGGTGTAGGCGCCCAGGATGGCGGTACGGAGCAGCGGCTCGGTGAAGGCCCGCAGCGTGCCGTCAGTCGGGCCGACGTTGGTCGTGATGTTGGGCGCCACACCGCTGACGCCGAGGCCCGGGTTGGTCTGGGTCCAACCACGCAGGCCGCGCGTCTGGCGGGTGCCGGAAGCCACGAACACGGGGTTCTCGATGGCCGCCAGCTCCATGTCCTTGCGAACTTCCTTGCCCTGCTTCACCGTCTGGTAGCGGATTTCAGACGGGCGGCCAGCCTTCTTCACCGCTTCTTGGGTGTCGGAGATCGAGAACGTCACCCGGTTGATCTGGCACGGGTTCGTCAGGCGCTGCGTTGCCACGACCGCGGTGTAGGTCGCGTCGGCGCCTTCAGCCACCAGCGAGCCGGCGCCCGGAGCGCGCAGCACGTCGCGCTGCCACTCGTGGGTCACGCCCGTGGCCTGCACCTTGTCGATGCTGGACATGAACGGGGTATCCGACGGAGCCGTGTTCCAGATCACGTCGGTGAGGTCTTCCCGGTTGCCGATGGCAGCCGAGGTCAGGAATGCGTTTGCGGGCATGATGCCCTCCTTTGTGCGTTAGGTGTCAAGCGATTCGAGGTAGCGCTTGACGTCTTTCATGGAGCGGCCGGACTTCATGAACTGCTCGCGGGCGCGGGCAGCCTTGTTCGTCTGGCCTTGCGATTGGGTGCCGGCGTTGCCTGCGCGCAAGGGCTTGGGCGCGACATCGGCCAGCTTGGACTTGATCGAGCGGCTGGTGCCATCCAAGGCAGCCAGGCGGCGCTCGGCCTGCACCAGGCGGTCAAGCAAGTGCAGCATCCGGTGGTCAGTGACGCCAGCCACGTCCTCAGGCGTGAAGCCCGAAACGCTGGCGGCCTGCACCGCGGATTCCAGGAACGCTGTGCGCTTGGTCGGGTCCGCGAGTTGCGGCAGCACCTTGACCGTGCGCTGGGCCTCTTCCAACAGGGCCTGCTGCTGCGCCTGCTGGCGCTGCTGCTGCTGGCTGCGGGTGAGTTCGCCCGTCTGTGCGTTCAGGGCTTGCAGGTCACGAACCCGGGTCTCGTACGCCTCTTTCGCGTACAGGTAGCCGGCGGGGTCGGACTGTGCAAGCTCCAGGGGCGGCGGGTTGCCGATCAGGCGCTGGGCCATCGACACCACGGCCTGCTGGGCGCGCTGTACCTGCTGCAGCAGGTTGTCGGCGGCCTCTGTGCGCTCGGTCGCTGCCTTGCGCGTCTCTGCGGCCTCCTGGGTCTTGCGCGTGTAGTCCGCGGTCAGGCGATGCTGCAGCGACTTGATGGCTTCCACCGCGGCCTTCGGGGTCCCCTTCGGGATCTCGACCTCGGTGTCGCCCACCTTCAGCTTCTCGGGCTTGCGCAAGGACTTGTCATCCTCGTCCTCGTCCTCGTCGCTGTCGTCGGCATCGTCCTCGTCCGCGGCGGGTACATCGTCGCCGTCGTCCTCGGAGTCCTCGTCGGCGTCTTCGCCGTCGGCCTCGTCGCTCTTGGCCTTGTCAGCCTTGCGACGGGGCTTGTCTTCGTCGGCCTTGTCGTCGGCCTTGCGCCTGCGCGGTTCATCGGCCTCTTCGTCGGCCTCCTCGCGCTCGCGCTTGGCGTCGGCCTCGATTTCGCTCTCAGCCTCGGCGGCCTTCTCGCGCTGCTGGGCGATGCGCTCGTCACGCTCGGCACGCTCGGCCTTGCGCTGGGCGCGGCGCTCGGAGTCGCGGCGCTCCAGCTCGGCCACCGCCTCGTGCGCGTTGGCGTAGGTCTTCGGCTCGCCGCTGTCGGCTGCCGGGGATTCGAGGGTGTCGCTCACGGCGCGGCCTCCCACTCCACGGGTTGGCCATCCAGGCCCCAGCCGCGGCCGTCGCTCGTCACGACGCAATCGCCGGCCGAAACGTGGTCAACGGTCGCCCCGACCATGCTTTCTGAAGTCCACACCAGCGGCGCCGAGCGATCCGACGTGCGGATCATGGTCACGAGGTGCCCCTTGGCGATCAGGTCCACGGCAAGCTGGGCCAGCGCCGGCCAGGTGTTCGTCACTGCCACCGCGCCACCCTCATCTCCTGCATCGTGCGCCGCTGCTGTTCCTGCAGCCTCGTCTCCGTGAGCATCGTCTCCCGGGCCAGTTGCCCCGTCTGCATCGTCTGCAGCAGGTACGCCCGGAACGACTTGCTTGCTTCGAGCATCAGGCGCAGCCTTTCGCGGCCTTCCACGTCGCGCAGGGGTGATGTCTGCCATGACTGAGTGATCTCCGATTCCCATGCCGACAGCGCCTCGGCAATGAGTGGGTTTGCGAGTGCAGCCTCGGCATCAGCGCCGCGCTGCATCTCGACATGGGCCGGCGTGGGCTCGAAAGGTTGTTCGTTCATGCGGCGACCCCTTGCGCCGCGTCGCGCTTGTCGGCGGCGTAGCGGTAGACGCTGTAAAGCAGCGCGTAGACCTCGGCCTGGCTGATGGTCTGCCCCGTCGGCTCGTCGTCCACGGGGCTCCGCAGCGGCACTAGCTCGGTCGGCTCGTAGACCACCGCGCAGCCGGGCACCTGTTGCCGCGTCTCTTCGCCGTTGATCGTGACCACTTCTTCAAGGAACTCGATGCGCGGCACCTCGCCCCGCTGGTGCTCAATCACGGCGCGGAAGCATCGCTGCCACTGCGTGATGACGTGCGTCGTCTGCTTGTAGTCCGCCATCAGACCACCCCCAGCGGCATGCCCGCACCCGGCAGCGCGCCATCAATGGCGGCCTCTAGCCCAGCGTCCAAGCCCTGCACCAGCGTTAGCGCGTTCACATCGCCACGCTGCGCCAGGGCAAGGTAAATCTGCGCCTTGATCTGTCGCACCTGTTGCCGCTCCTGGGCAGCGATGCGGGCCATCTCGATACGCTCTGTGCGCTCGGCTTCTTGCGCCTTCAGCTGCGCCTCTAGCTGCGCCTTTTGCGCCTGCTGTTCGCCTTCGGCGCGCTGGCGGTTAATGTCCACTTCGGCCTGCGCGCGGGCCTTGCTGTTCTCCAGCTCGACCTCCATGCGCATGCGGGCGGCTTCCTGCTGGCTCTCGGCTTGGAACTTCTGCGCGTCGGCCTGCAGTTCCATCTCCTTGACCATCACCTGGGGCGGCTTCTGGCCGGGGTTTGGCGGCGGCGGGTCGGGGAAGAAGTCACTCCCGGCGCCCAGGCCCACCGCATCACAAAACGCCCGCGCGCTCGCCACGGCAGCCGTAGGCGGCAGCATGCCGGCCTGAACCATCGGCGCCTGCATGCCATGCACAGTCTGCAGGGCGACAGCCTTCTTGTCCTTGCTGCCGGTGCCCAGGCCTACGTCCACGTCGATTTCGAAGCCCTCGCACCACTCGCGCGGGTCCACCTCGAACCACTGGCCGTCCATCAACTCGACCAGCTCGGGGATGTCCTGGTAACGGCCCATGCACTTGAGCATCAGCCGGTACATCTCGCGCACGGACTGCGCCCACACGCGGGCGATCAGCTCGGTGCGCTGGTCGGCCTTCTCAGTGATGAGCGACACGCCCGTGGCCGTGGGGTTCAGCGCGTCCGGGCTCATGCCTTGGCTGTAGCGGGTAAAGCCCGTGCGGCGCTCGCGCCACTGCTCGCCCCATTCGATCATCTGCCAAGCGCCGGGGTCCAGGCCGCCCTGCTCCAGCGTCCGCACGGCGTCCAGCGTCTTCATGCGCACCACGCCGCCCGGCCGGTTGTTCAGCAGGTCGTCCAGGTTCACCTGGCCGTCCACGATGGCCGTGCGCTTGTTGACGGACAGGTAAATGTTGTCCATCAGCCCGCGAATCAGGCTCGTGCCCAGGCGCTGCGGCTGGATGGCGAAGTCGGCCGGGCACTGGCCGAAGAAAACGTGAGGCTCGGGCACCGGGCAGAAGAAGACGTAGGGATGGCCGTCCACCTTCTCGTCCTCCATCACCGTGCCGCCGATCATCAGCACGCGGCGCCACTCGGGCACGCCGTCGTCGTCCTGGTCTAGCTTGATGTAGCACTCACTGACCAAGAACCGCTGCAGCTCGCCGTCGCTCTCATCCGTCCAGAATGGCGACTGGCTGGACTGGCGCTCGATGCTCTCCATGCTCCAATCGGAGCCCGTGGCGATGCCAGCCAGGTCGTAGCCCTCGGCCTCCAGATCGGCGCGCGTCTCGTAGCGCTCCTGGGCCACGAACGGCACGTCCTGGCCGTAGCGAGCGCGGCGGTGAATCCGCATCTCCTCGGGAGGCACCGGCTCGACCTTGCAGCGGCCCTTGCGCAGCGTGCGGCGGATGCGCACATCGAAGACCTCGACCTGCAGCGGCTCGGCCCCGGGCATTCCGGGGGCGTCAGGCGCCTCCACGGCCACGATGCGCGCGGCCTGCTCCAGCACCTCGACGCCTTCTTCGCCGATCAGGTCTTCGACCTGGGTCGCTGTCAGCCCGCGATAGGGCTCCTCGGTCGATTCGGGCGACTTGTCCCAATAGACCTTGACCGTGCCGACCTTCTGCACAAGGGCGTCCTTGCCCCAGGTGTAAAGGGTCATGAACCCGGCGTTCTGTTCCCAGAACTTGTGCGTCAGGTAGCTCTGCGCCAGCTTCGCCGCACCGGCATAGCGCGGGTGCTTCGGCTTGCACTGCATGGAGTCTTTAGCGGTGGCGAACACGCGCACCAGGCTAGGCAGCATCCACTCGACGGTGTCGGCCACGTCTGTGGCGACGATGCTTGACCGGTCAGGGACAGCGGGCGGGGAAAGCTCACCCTCGGCCTCAGACCGGTAGAACTGCAGGTTGCGCAGCCGCTTTAGCGCGATCTCGCTGTCCGGAGCGCCCAGAGCCTGGCGCAGCTCCTTGTGCAGCAGCGCGGCAAGCTCAGCCTTGCCGTACTTTTCCTTTTTCGCCATGGGTTACGCGCGCCCGCCGCTGATCGACGCGGGAGCAGCGCGCCGGGCTTGATGTCCACGTCGCGCGCTGCGGCCCATTTCCCGGTGGGTCACGCTCGCCGGGGGCATCAGCAGCCCTTGCGCTTGGGCGTGGTGCCCTTGTCGCCGCGCTTCTTCGGGGCTTCTTTCTTCGTCGCCATGCTTTGCCTCGCCGGAAATGAAAAAGGCCCGCCGGGTTAGGGTGGGCCTTGAGGGCTTGACGGATTCGCGCCGGCTATGCGGCCTGCCGAGTAGGCATCCGCAGGCGCTGGCGTCCCCAGGTGCCAGCAGTGTGACTCATTTTTATGCAGGATGTCAAGCCCTCGCGATCATCTGGTACAGGTTCCACCAGATCCGCAGCCCCAGCAGGTGCCGCTCAGCCGACAACCGCGCAGGCACGCCCAGCAGCCGCAACTGGTGCCCGATGGACTGCCGCCGCGGCACGTACAGCACTGACAGCACGGCGCGCTCGGAGTCAGGCACCCGCACCAGAGCCCTCTGCGCGGCCACGCGCTGTGCTGGCGTCAGTGGCACATCGGCAGGCGTGCGGCGCGACTCCAGGGCCTCGATGCCGGTTGCACGGTAGCGGCCTTCAGCACTGCCGCACTTGCGAGCACCGCGCCCGGTGTTGGCTGCCCACCGGCCGTAGCGCGTGAGGATGGCATCAGCCTCGTGCAAGCCTTCGGGGATGTCAGCGGAGTAGTTCTGCACCTGTGCGCTCATGCGATGCGGCCGAGGCCGGGGTAGTTGATCGGGGCGCCCCAGGTCGCCGTCGGCGGCTCGTGGGCCACGCACATCAGCCCGAAGGCGTCGGCGCCGTGGCTCGACCAGTCGTGCATCGGCCCTAGGCCTATGCCGCGCTCGTCGTCGCGCTTTTCCTGATACCACGCCAGCGCCTCAAGACCAGGCCCGCAGGTGGGCTCGTGTATCCAGATACTAGGCCATAGGCGCCGCGCCTCCTGAATGCGGGCCATCGCCGCGCCCTTGCCCTGGTTCGGGACGACCGTGACCGCGTAGCCAGCCTCTCTGAGCGCGCTGGCGTAGCTCACGTCATACACCTTGTCTTGCGTGTCGCCGTCGTGCGGCAGCCAGATGTCGGTGGTCTTCGCTGTGTGCCCTTGCGCGGCCAGCCACTGCAGATGCGCGCTCACCGGCTGGCCGACGGCCTCGTAGTAGTCCAGCACGCGGATTTGCAGCCCCACGAACTGCGCGATCCAGATGGCGAAGGCGTCGGCCTTGGCCCCGGTGCCGCCGATGTCCACGAAGGCCCGCTTGCGCATGATCGGGTCAGCCGGGACGATGCCGATGCGGCCCTCTTCTCGCGCCTTCAGGATGTAGCTGGCGAAGTAAGCGCCCTCAACCACGCGGAGATAGTCGCCTTCCCAGACGTGCGGGTAGCTGCCCGGCCGCATCTCCATGTCCTCGCGGCGCTCGCGGTCCAACTTCGCAGGAAACCGCGGGTTGTCGCGCCAGTTGACCTCGGCGATCTTCATGCGCGCTGTCCGCTGCACCCTGAAGCGCTTGTCGGTCGCGCTGCCATTGCGCTTTGGGTTCCACGTCACCCACAGCTCGGCGTGCCAGTGCTCGCCCTCTTCCCGCAGCGTCGGGATGAGGATTTGCCACGCGCTCTCGGTGACGTTCTCCGCCTCGTCAACCCAGGCCAGCAGGATGCGCGCCGTTGACTTGATGCTGTCGATGTTGCGGTCGAGGCCCGCGAACACGTACCGCACCCGGCCGTCCTTGGTCTTGATGTAGGTCTCGCCCAGGTCAAAGTGGGCGGCCAGCCAGGGCTCCTCCGCAATCGCGGCCTTGACCTCAGCGAACGACGAATCGGCCAGGGAGTTCTGGTACTGCCGGCCGCAGAGAATGACGCCCTCGATGCCCTCTTTGGCGAAAGCATAGGCCCGCACCGCCGACATCTTGGCGAAGCTGCGCGTTTTGCCGCTACCCCGGCCGCCGTGAGCGCCGCGCACGTCAGCCTCCCCGGCAAACACCGGGATCAGCTTCGGGACGATGGCGATCTGCGCGGTCGTCACTTCGGCTGCAGCGGCACGATCTCGATCCGCGCGACGGTTTGCACCGGGCCGCCGTCAGCGCCTGTCACTTGCAGCGGCAGCACCTTGCCCACCAGCGTAAGGAACGCACTGGCCGTGCGAGGGTCGGATGCGCGCTGAATCAGGTACTCGACGCCGCCGGCACCTTCGAGGGCCTGCAGCACCATCTCCTTGACCTCGCGCGTGGTCTTGTTCATCGACCCCTTTGGACGCCCCGGCCCCGCGCCCATAGCCGCGGCGCCTGTGGGTTTGCGCTTCGTTTTTGAAACCGTTGCGACCATCTTCACTTCCTTCGTTTCAATCGTTGCAGTCAAGGCCACGCGAGCAGCTTCTCGCGGATGGCACACGCCGCCGCTTCCACGGTGATGTCGTGGCCTTCCTTGATCCACACGCGCCACGGCTCACGGCTGCGCCGATAGGCCAGCATGGGCTGCACGCCCTCAAGCTCGGCCTGCTCGACGGCCTGGCGCCACCAAGCCGGCCGCGAAAGCGACTCGCACCGCTTGACCTCAATCGCCCAGCCCTTGACGACGAGGCAATCAGCACCGCCGCCGCGCGTCTGCTGCAGATTCCGCGTCAGCATCTCGCCCAGCTCGGCGCCCAGCAGGCGCAGGAACTCGATTTCCCCGCGCCTTCCTTTCTCACGCTGAGACTTTCCCACCGCGCGGCCTCCCATTTGGTTGAATTGGTGTCGTGAGCGCCCGATGCACAGACCACCCAAGGCGCGCAAATCTGCGCCTCGCGGCTTTGGCGGTTACGCCGTCTGCGCCGTACCTTTCAACCGCCTCAGTCCACGCCATGCGCCGCTCATCAACAACGACGCCGGGGCAGGTCGATATGACCCGGCTTGCGTGCCGCGTATTTTCCTTGCTGGTCACAAACTCAAGGTTTTCGACGTTGTTGTTCTTCTTGTTCCCGTCAATGTGATTTACGGTCCTGCCACATTCCCTTTCCCCCAGGAACGCCTCGGCCACCAAGCGATGAACCTTGACGGTTTTTGCGCTGCGGCAGATCCACAGTTGAACCTGCGGATATCCATTGTTGTCCAAAGACTGATACAGGACACGCCCCGGGCGCATCCCGCGCATCTTTGCGTATGGGTGCGCGCGCACCATCCCGTTGCTGCTGACCTGATAGCGGCCGACATAGGCCCCGCCGTCAATCGTCACGTCCAGCCACTCGGCCGCGCCCTTGTTGCGGCTCATGCGGCCACTCACGGCGCCTCCTTTGGCGTGGCGAACGTCTCGGCCAGGCGCACGCGGATGTCAGCCACGCGGTAGCCGAAGGCGCCTTTAGCGGCGGCATTGCTTAAAGCCAAGGCGGCGGCGTGTCTGCTCATGTCGTGGCTCCTGTAGGGTTGCGGGCGCGTTGGCGATGGGCTTAGTCGGTCAGGCAAGTTGCATGTAGTCTGAAAAACGGGTGTAGCTGCTGGCAGCGCCGTCAAACTTGGCATTGATAAGCAGTTCGCTACGTTCGACGCCGAAGACGGTCATCGGCTTGGCGAGCGCCACGACGTATTCAAAGCACCCGTCTGTCTTGACAGTCAGGCGCCGCATCTCTGTGATGACGCCGCAAAACTGAAAGTCTCCGCAGTAGATGCCTTGAACTTGTTGGCCGACTTGCATGTTGCTTGCTCCGGGTTGCGTGTTGCGATGGGGTCTACTGTACGCCCACGCTAAACCTTTGCCATAGGTGTAAACCCTATCTCCACCGCCCACGGCCCCCGGCGCTGCTCGTAGACGTAGCGCACCCGCTCTCGGTCCCGGTCGTCTACGCCTAGCCACGCTGCCACTGAATCTCGAATTGCCTTTAGGCTGCCAGCGAGATTGTCGTCATCAAGGCCGCTGCTCGGGGCGATGCGGGTCAGGATCACCCTGCACGGTAGCTCGGGCTTCGGCTGGCTCTGCAGCAGCCACGCGGCGGCCTCTTTCTCGGCCTTGACCCGGCGGGCGCGGGCGAAGTGATGCTCGCGGGAGTTTTGCCCTCGCTCGGTGCGGATGGGAACGACTATCACCAGGCCTCCCGGTATGCCATCAGGGCGTCGCGCAGCTTGTCGCGATCGTCGGTGCCGAAGTGCGCCTCCAGCCGCTGCCGTACCCGGTGCGCGAGGCTTTGCGATATCCCCATGGCCTGCCCGGTTTGAGCTAGCGTCTTGCCCATTAGCAGGCAGTCGGCTACCCCGCAGGCTAAGGCGTGCCAGTGTTCGCGCTGTCGGCCGGCTCTGTTCATGGCTTCTGCGCGTAGCCTGGGCAGTGTTGTTTCAACTCGGCCAGCGCCCGGCTGATTTCCGCGCTCCACAGGGCTGCGCGCTGGTGGTTGTTGCACCGCAGCGGCCGGTAGTGCTGGCATGTCGTGCAGGTCACGCGCGGGTCAGTGTCGAGTTTGTTTTCTTCCATCTTCAAGCTCCAGTGCTTCCGATGCCCGTTTCCCGATCATCAC